GAAAACCTAATGAACTTGGTAATGGCTCAAGCGATGTATGACGGGGAAGGCGCAACGCACGGGGCTCGTGTAAGTGCATTAAACTTGCTTGGCAAATGGACGGGGCTCGACGTGCAACAAGTCAAACAAGATACGAATGTCGCTTTCCGGTGGATCGTAGATGGGGAGGAAAACCACGACGACGCGGAAAACCGCTAAACCGTTGTTTTTGTTGCGTTTTTCGCGTTTAAACGGTGTTAAGTTTGGTTCAATCGGATGGTGTATCCGACAAACACACAATAAAATCAATGGGTTACGGGTAAAACAAGGGTATCCGGTGACACAAAAGCGCGGAATTCTGCGGTTTTTGGGGTTAGGGCACGTTTAAACGACCCCCCACACCCCCCTACAAAAAACCCCTTTACCGCGTCGCAGCCAAAAACGTAATTCCGTATATAAAATTTAAAATTTTTGAAAAACCGAAAATCAAATTGACATGGCAGAAGTTGTAATACCCTACAAGCCGCGCCCCACACAGAAGGCGCTGCACAGGGATATCAAGCGATTCAATGTGATCTGCGCTCATCGACGGTTTGGCAAGACTACGTGGGCAATCGCGCATGCGGTGAGGGCGGCGGTGACAAACCGCAAGCCGCTTCCGCGTTATGCGTTTGTGAGCCCGTTGAGAAGCCAGAGTAAAGTCGTGGCGTGGGATAGCATTTTAAAGCCGATGGTACGCGATGTTCCTGGTGTGACGTTTAACGAGCAGGAATTACGCGCTGACTTTCCGCACAACGAGTCACGTATCACCTTGGCGGGTGGTGACTCACCGGACAGTCTTCGGGGGCAGCGATTTGACGGGGTAATCTGCGATGAGTTTGGTCAGATGCACCCGCGAGTCTGGTCGGAGATTTTGCGTCCTGCCTTGACTGATCGCAAGGGATGGGCGGTGTTCATCGGAACCCCTGCGGGCATGGACAACAATTTCAGCGAGATTTACCAGCATGCTGAAGTGACGGGCGGTAACTGGTTTGCGAGGACGTACCGCGCTGATGAAACGGGGATCATCGACCCCGAAGAGTTGGAAGATGCTCGTCGGAGCATGAGCAAGGCGGAATACGAACAGGAATTCTTGTGTAGCTGGCAGTCAAATACGCGAGGCAGCATTTTTGGCGAGGAAGTACAGGAAGCGCAGGAAGAGGGCAGGATATGCGCTGTACCGCATGATAAGGCGGCGTTGGTGAATGTCGCGTTTGACCTTGGTATCAGTGACACGTTTACAATGTGGTTTTTCCAAGAAGTCGGCAGGGAAATCCACTTCATCGATTATTACGAAAACACCGGCATGGGGCTCGATCACTATGTCAAGGTGCTTCGTGACAAGCCGTATAATTACGGACGTTACTTGTTTCCGCATGATGTGAGTGCGCGGGAGCTTGGCACGGGTGTTAGTCGTGCGGAGACATTGCAGACCTTGGGGATCACGCCAACGGTAATGCCCCGTACTAATCCAGAGGATCGGATTAGCGCGGCGAGGATGGCATTTGGGCGGTTGTGGTTTGACAAGGACAAGTGCGCGGAAGGGTTACGCGCTTTGCGGGCTTATAGGTTCGAATACTCGGAGAAGCTTCGAATCTTGAAGCCGAAACCGCTCCACAACTGGGCGAGTCATGCCGCCGACAGTTTTGGCTTGGCAACGGAGGGTTTCAAGGTAGCGAGGCCGCGCAGTGTGATGAGAAAACCAGATAGAAGTTGGATTGTGTAATGGATTTTGCGACAGCGAGAAAAATGCAAGCGCACATGCAAGCGTTAACCGGAGTGGTCGAAGCCCTGCAAAAAGAGGTCGGCCGCTTGAGCAAGTATAAACCTTGCACTTGTGCGGCAAAGAAAGAAGCCAAGGATGACTGAAAAGATTGACGATGCTCGGTTAACTGAGATCGTATCACAAAATATACGCGACAGCCTTGGCTTCGAAGGTGATGACCTGTCGAGCCAGATGCGCGATAACCTTGCCCGCTATGAGGGCGAGGGTTATGGCGATGAGCGCGAGGGTCGCAGTCAGGTGATGAGCCGCGATGTGCTGGAAACGATCGAGATGGTCATGCCCTCGCTTGTCCGCACTTTTATGGGTACGGAAAGCGCGGCGGTGTTTACCCCGATAGGCCCAGAGGATGAGGATGCGGCTGAACAGGCTACGGATTACGTTAATCACGTTTTGATGAAGCAAAACCCGGGCTACCGGATTGGCACATCATGGATGAAGTCCGCGCTAATCACTGGCACCAGCTTTTGCAAGGTGTGGTGGGAAGAATTAGAGCGGGTGAAAGAAGAGACATACACGGGGCTCTCTGAACAGGAATACATGGTTCTGGTGAACAACCCCGAAGTTGAGGTTTTGGAGCATACTGAACTTGGCGTGTATGGCGATGAAGACAGCGATACCGTCATGGACGATCAGATGGCGATGACCGAAGCGTTGAATAACCGCGTTGTAAACCCGATACACGATGTAAAGATCAGGCACACCCAGAGTAAGGGGCGGCTTCGTTGGGAAGCGATACCACCGGAGGAATTTTTCGTTAACCGTTTGGCGCGTAGCATTGACGAGAATGATCCGACTTGGAGTTTTGCGTGTCATCGTCAAGCGCGTACCGTGGAAGAGTTGATCGAAGAGGGGTACGACGAGGAAACCGTGTATGCGGCTTCGACAACGAGTGACGAGATATACGATCAGTTATTCCAGCAACGCTTTGCGGATCTGGAAACGATGACAAACGAGTATAGCAGTTTAGACCCGTTACAAAGGCGTGTTGCTGTATTTGAGTGTTACATGAAGGTCGATTATGACGGGGATGGTCGTGCAGAGTTGCGCCGCGTGACTTGCATAGGCGGCGCGAGTAACACGAAAATCCTTGAGAACGAGGTAGTCAGTGAGTTGCCGTTTGCGGAGTTAACAACGATACCAAGACCGCACCGGATATACGGTTATAGTCTTGCGGATCTCACGAAGGACTTGCAGCGATTAAAGACCGCGCTTTGGCGTTCTATGATGGACGGGTTGTATCTCAGCTTGTACCCGCACAAAGCGGTGGATGAATCACGGGTTGAACTGGATGACTTGTTATCCGAAGACCCTGGTTCGATTTACCGTGTCACTGGTGATCCCAGAACTGCGATTGTTCCGTTGTCTACACAGTGGTCTGGCGGACAGGCGTTTCCGATGCTTCAATGGATTGACTCGATGCTACAGAAACGCACGGGCATCAATGACATGGCTGGCGGACTGGATGCATCGAAGGTCACAACGGAAACAGCGCGTGGCGTGGATGAGATGGCAAATGCGGCTAGAGCCCGCGTTGAGTTGATCTGCCGCCAGTTTGCGGAAACGGGCTGGACGCGGTTGATGCGTTTGACGTTGCAGATCTTGAACCGCTACAGCAACAAGGAAGAACTTGTTAAGCTGCGCGGTCAATGGGTTCCGATAGACCCGTCAAGCTGGAATGTCGAGATGGACTTGCAGATCAATGTTGGTCTTGGCATGGGAACGAAGCAGGAGCAAGTGAGCAAGCTGGCAGTCGTGGCCCAGAAGCAGGAAGCGTTGATGCAACAACTTGGCTTGAACAACCCGATAGCGCCGTTGAACTTGTATTACAACACGCTCAAGAAAATGTGTGAAGCGGCTGATCTTAACCCTGCGTTATTCTTTACCGACCCAACGCAAGCAATGATGGCGCAACAAGGTCAGCCGAAGCAGCCTGATCCGCGCATGATGGAAGCGCAACAGAAGATGGAACTTGCGAAAATGGAAGCGCAAGCAAGGTTGCAACAGAGCGAGGCGGAAGCCGCTATGAAGTCGCAGACTGACCGCATGCGGGCAGAGAGTGATGCGGAAGTTGCACGGTTCAAGGCGGAACTTGCTGCCAAGACGCAAAGGGAGGCGGCTGAACTCAAAGCGGCGGTTGACCGTGAAGAGGCGGCTAACCGATTGGCGTTTGAATACGAGAAGATGCAGCGTGACCATGAGTACAGGATGCGCGAGTTAGAGGCGGAAAAAGAATTAGAGCGTGAAAAGATGGTGGCAGGATCACCGGATGGAAACGCAAACATCAACTTATACGATTGAGACAGTTATGCCAAATTTACACGGTTCCCACAGTGACATGGAAACAACGAAGCGAATGTTTGACTTTCTTGGAAGGCAGAAAAAGCCAAAGGGGAAGGTGAAGATCAAAATTATGAAGCGCACAATTAAGAAAAAGGCGAAAAGATGAACATGCGAGTTGGCGGGAGCCTTTTGTATCCGGTTGCACCAAATGTACCGAATGATGAGTTGATCTACCGTCCAGAGTACGGCGGGGGCGGATTGCTCAATGACGGTAAGAAGTTTTACGACCCAGGTAACGTTGGGGCAACATTTGCGGGTGGTTCTTTGCTAGGGCAATATTACGATGCGTCTACAAACACGTTTAAACCGCTTCAGCCTAGTGGTGTTTACACATCCGACCCCGCGCAAGCTGGCGATGCTGATGACACAAGAACAGGCGGCGGTGCGTTTACCTTGAGTGAGTTGATGGGGTTTGAGGGTGCGTTGCGGCAAGCCAACTTTGGCGATAATAATTATCAATCAGTGTTTAGTGGTTTCGAAGACATGGGCGATGGAACATACGACATTCGACCTAATGGATTTTTTGTTGATTACCTTTATGGCAAGGATGCAGAAGGGAAATCAGTGCCAATGAATTTGGCGGTATATGGGGAGCGCCACGAAAGGGCGGGTGAACTTTTTGATCCTGAATTCCGCAATCGCTTAATTAGAGCAAGGCTGTCCGGTATCGACTTGTCAGGCGGTCAGGATGGTAGTGATCCAGGCCCAGATGATGGCCCTGATGGCTCTGGTGGAAGCGGAAACTCTGGCGATGATGATGGAAGTGAAGGTAAGGACGGTTAAGAAACCCTAATGGAAGAACGTAACCCGCTTTACACCGGACAGGACGCAAAGCGACTTAAAGAAGACCCAGTTTTAATAGATGCGTTCGCAGCATTAGAAAAGGCGTTTCTCGATCAGGCAGTGATGTGCGAGAGGAACGATGATGATGCGCGGTACAGGTGCATTGTTGGCGTACAAGTTTTACGCATGATCAACAAGCACTTCGACAAACTAATTTTTGATGGCAAGTCCGCCTCAAAAATCGCCCAGGCGATAGCCAATAATAAGGCTGGCTGGGAACAAGGATAAGCACTAGCCCCTTAACAAAGGAAATACAATGAGCGAAGAAATGGATGCTTCAATTACGGAGCAATTCGAGGGTATTTTGTCGGGTACTCCCCCAGAAGACCTAGCCCCAGCTAACGCTGGACAAGCTGAACAGGAAGTCGTTTCGGAACAGGAAATCGAGGCACAAGACGACGGTCAGGATGTCGAGATTGCAGAAGCCGAAGCGCAGAGCAATGACGAAATAGATGAAGGCGATACCGCAGAGGAAAGCGATGCGGCCCCAGAGATAGTAGAAATTATCGTTGACGGGCAAACCGTGAGACTCACTCCGGATGAGGTACAAGGTCATTATTTGCGTCATGCAGACTATACGCGGAAGACGCAAGCACATTCGGAAGATGTGAAGGCGTTTGATGCGGAGAAAAAAGCGTTCCAGCAAGAACTTCAGCAAGAACGTGCAAAAGTACAGGCTCAGATGCAGCAGCTTGCACAAATGTGGCAGCAAGAGGAACAGCCAAATTGGGAAGAGATTTTCGAAGAAAATCCCCTCGAAGCCCCTCTGATGCACCATAAGTGGAAGCAGAAGCAAGAAGAGCGTCAACAGATTATGATGCAAAACCAGCAAGCAGCCGTGGCTCAAAAGCAGACACACTTGGCAGAACAAGCCAAGTTGTTACCCGAATACATTCCGCAATGGCGTGATGGATCGGTAGCAGAGCGAGAAACGCTAGAGTTACGCAACGCACTGGTTGAGGATGGGTTTAACCCCGAAGACGTTGGCGCAATTACTGATGCAAGACTGGTTAAATGGCTATTGGCGGGTCATCGGCAATTCCAACTGGAAAAGCAAGCCCCGCAAGTTGCCAAAAAGAAAGTAGCGGGCAAACCGAAGGTGTTAAAGCCTGGTTCCGCAAAAGTAAAAGCCGATACACGTTCTAATCTGAAGAAAAAGTTGGACGCTGCAAGCAAAACTCAAAGCAAGGAGGATTTCAACTCCGTGTTTGAGGAACTTCTTGGGTAATCTGCATAACGGAGGTTTAAATGGCAGTACCAACTAATACGACCCAGACCTATACACGGGTTAATATCCGTGAAGATTTGGGTGATGTGATCTACTCGATCAGCCCCGTCGATACGCCTGTATTGACAATGGCAAAGAAAATGACAGCAACCGCCAAACTACATGAGTTAATTTAGCTCGGTTCTATAGTAATATAGTTCAAAAAACACTTGGTGAATTCAAGGGAAGCCCTAACGTCAAGTCGAGGGTAATCTTGAGCGAAGCCCTTTTATAAAGGGAACGTGCAACGACTATCCGATTTCGGAGTACACTTCAAGCGAAGTGGAAGCGCCAAGAAGCCTATTTATAGGTTTAAGACATAGTCTGATCTAACGGGACAACCGTTAGCACTCGTAAGAGTGGTGTTGGGTTAGCGACCTAGCATTAACACATATGGGAATACAGATTCGCTTGCCAATGCTGCTTCGAACAAGCACGTTGAGGGCGATGATGATGCAGCTGTAGCATCGGCGGCTACTGTAAGACCTGGAAACAGGACGCAAATTCTGAAGAAAACTGCATCCGTAGCCGGAAGCCTTGAGTCGGTTGATTCAGCCGGATTCAAATCGCAAATGGCCTATCAGATGCAAAAGCGTTATTCTATGAGCGCAGCCGCATAGCAATATGCGGTTAAAAATACTGGGTGAATTGCTGGAAAGCCTAAGTCGCAAGATAAGGTAATCAGCAGCCAAGCCATTATATAATGGAAGGTTCAACGACTATCCGCAAGGAGTACAACCTAAGTAGGTTGGAAGCGCCCAGCATCTTTATGAGATGATGATATAGTCTCAACTCGTATCCGAAAGGTCGAGCTACAAAAAGTAGGTGTTGGTGTAACGAGCCAATGCAAAGATTTTGTCTAAGGAATTGAAGCGAGACTTAGAATTCGCTTTAACACAAAACGCAGCTTTGGCTGCGGGCGATGCTTCAACCGCCGCTCAAATGGCTGGTTTGGAGTCTTGGATCAGCACTAACGTGGTGGCAAAAAGAGAAACAGGCATGCAAAACCCTGGCTTTAACGCTGCTAACGGAAGCGTTGCTGCACCGACTGATCCGACAAACAGTGATGCAATCGAAGAGGCTACTTTCAAAACTCTGATTGCTGAATGTTGGGAATCTGGCGGAGAGCCAGATGTGCTTATCGCGGGTAGTTTTAACCGCCAAGCAATATCTGGTTTCACTGGTATAGCAACTTTATACCGTGACACTGCGCCAGCACTTGACCGTGCATCCATCATGGGTTCGGCTGATATCTACGTGTCAGATTTCAGTGGTCAAGGGGGCATCAAGATTATGGCAAATCGCTTTATGCGGGCTAAAACTGCATTGCTGCTTGATTTTGAAATGCTCGGTGTTGCTTATCTCCGTCCTTTCCAAACTTACGAGTTGGGTAAGACGGGTGACAATGAGAAGCGCACAGTAATGTGTGAAGCCACATTGGCGGTTCTCAACGAAGCTGCACACGGCAAGTATGTCGGTTTGACAACTTCTGCTTAATCACAACTTTGAGAGGGGTGTATGCCCCTCTCTTCTTTTTAGGAGAAAAACACATGCCTTATGGAAAAGGGACTTATGGTTCAAAAAGAGGCCGTCCACCAAAAAAAGGCGGCAAGAAGAAAAAATGAGTTGGCGAATCCTTGAGGATGCACCGGAAAAGACTGAATACTTTCAGTACGACGATGCTACCGAAACGAGCGTTGTAAAGACGGTCTGGAAAAACACTGAAAGCATTGTTGAAGCAAACAAGGCGATACAGTCAAAAGAAGTCGGGCGGGGTGACAACAATGAGATGCACCACGTTGCCCGTATCCCGCCATCTGTCATCGTTAAATGGATGGAGGAAGGGATTAACATTTACAACAAGGATCACGGGCCCGCAGTCATGCGTAAATTAGATGATCCCGAATACCGTCATTTGCGGGTAAACACGCTGCAACTTGGAAAACGTACAAGGCACATTTAAATGGCACTTAGTAACTACGGCGAACTCAAGACTTCAATAGCGACACTGCTTAACAGAAGCGACTTGACAACTGCCATTCCTGATTTCATTGCAATGCTTGAGGCGCAAGTCAATAGAGATGTGCGCTTCCGCAACCGAAGACAGGAAGCATCGGCATCGCTTACTTTTAGTAGCGGCAGCGCGACTTTGCCGACAGACTTTATTGAGGCGAGGACGGTTGTGTTCCAGAGTGATCCTCGCGTTCGACTTGAGTACATGAGCCCCAGCGCATTTGAAAACGCGCATACCTCAAACACGGCGGGATCTCCGGTTAATTTCACTATCGTTGGCGATACGTTAAAATTAGGGCCGCGCCCCGATACGACAACGGCGGCACTGTTATCCTATTATCAACGTCTGCCAGCATTGAGTGTGGACAGTGATACAAACTGGCTGCTTACTTATCATCCAGACGTTTATCTGTATGGGTCAGCACTTCATAGTGCGCCGTACCTTGGCGAAGATGTTCGGTTGCAGACTTGGGTCGGCTTGATGGACAATGCCTCGTTGCAAGTTGCTGGCGATGATACTAGGGCTCGGTGGAACGGCGCTCCCGTTCGGCCCCAATTGAGTGTGACCGTCGTATGATTCCTAACCCGTCATCTTACGCAAATTGGGAAAGGTGGGGCAACCAAGTGCAGACGGTTTTGACTCCGTTTATGACGCGGGTTGAAAGCACGTTTTTCCGACAAGGGCGTATTCCTCGATTAGCAAGTTTTGTAGTTGCGGAACTCCCATCTGCAGAGACACCAGGAGAACTAATTTATGTATCCGATGAGACAGGCGGTTCGGTCATTGCGTTCAGTGATGGCACGGATTGGCGAAGAGTAACCGATAGAGCGATTGTGAGTTAAGCATGGCATCACCTACCACACGCGGCAAATATAAAAAGCAAGCACTTGGCGAAGGGCTGAACACTTGGGGTTTGGCAAGCGGTTTAAACGGCTTGTTCGACGTTATGGACGAGGCTCTACACGGCGTAAACGAGATCACGCTTACAGGCACGACCTACACGCTGACCTCAACGAACTACACAACCAACGATATACGTTTTCGCCAGTTTAAATTTACAGGCAACTTTGCAGCAACGATAACAATTCCTGCAACACAAAACTGGTGGATCATCGAAAACGCCACGGGGCAAACGCTAACATTCGACAATGGCTCAAACACTGCAACGTTAGGAAACGCTTTCTTTGGGTTGCTGGTTACAAACGGAACTACTGTAACGTGTTTAACCTTGCCTGATGGTGTAAACGTAGCAACGGTTGCCGCGCAAATCAATAACAACAACTTGCAGACGGTTGCAGCGCAGATCAACAATAACAATCTGCAAACCGTTGCGGGCAAGGACACTGAAATCGGAAGGTTAGGTACAGCCGATGCAGTAGCCGACATGAACACGCTGGGTACTGTTGATGTTGTAAATGACATGAACACGCTTGCTACAACCGCCGTCGTTGCAGATATGGCGGCGTTGGCTCAAACCGATGTTTTAGCTGACATGGCAGCATTAGGCGAAGCAGATGTTATAAGTGACATGAATACACTTGCCGTTCCTGACGTAATTTCTGACATGAACACATTGGCAACGACTGATATTGTCAATGACATGAATTTGCTTGCAAGCGCAGATGTCATTTCTGATATGAATACGCTTGCCCAAGCAGATGTTATTGCTGATATGAACACATTAGCAACGGCTGATATTGTTAATGACATGAACACGTTGGCTACCACTGATGTAGTTAATGATATGAACACATTAGCTACGACTGATGTTGTTGCAGATATGAACACGCTTGCTACGTCTGCTAACGTCACAAACATGAATACGTTGGCGGATATCCAGGATGGAACAGTAGCGACTAACGCGATCACAACTGTAGCGAGTAACGTTACGGATGTAACAAATTATTCGTCAACGTATCTTGGCCCTAAAAATTCGGCTCCCACACAACGCAATGATGGCACGGCTTTGCAATCCGGTGACCTTGTGTTTCGGAGCGACCTTGACCAGATGCAAGTGAGAAACGCGGCCAATAACGCCTGGTCGGCAGTTGCCGTTACAGCCTCAAACTTTCTAACAGTCTCAAACAATCTTTCCGATATAGCAGATGCGGCTACCGCAAGGACTAACCTTGGCGTTATAACGGAATTGTCGCAGGATACGAGTCCGGCGCTTGGCGGTGACTTGGATATGCAAAGTCACTCAATTTCTTCAGGTATCTTGGGCGTTAAAAACACTGGATCTCAAAGTCAGGTGCGCTTTTACTGCGAGGTAAATAACGCTCATTATGTCGCTCTCCAAGCTCCGCCTCATGCACAATTTTCTGGCAATATTGTTTTTACGTTGCCGCCGACAGTCGGCGCGGCAGGGCAAGTGCTAACCGATGCCGCTGGTAATGGTGTGCTGGCTTGGTCAACACCAAGCGCTGGCGGCGGCGTTGCAACTCAAATGAAATTTGAATAGAGGAAATAAAAAATGGCAGATCAAATACAACAAGCTGGCTATCATTCTTTTACTACAGATGAATTGATCGCTGGGACTCGGAACGATATTGTTACGACTAACAGCACGACGAATCTTGTGATCAAAAGCATTGAAGCAACGCAGGGCCAGCCGACAGATGCTATAACGGCTGAAGCTACGATAGGTTTGACAAGTGGTTTGGCATCTGGTCAATTTACTTCGCTTGGAAACTGCGCACAAGCTAATCGGTTAGGACTTGAAGGTTCGGTAATTATGCCGCCTTCATCTACTCTGTCGATTAGACCGACCGCCAAAAATATCGTCTTTACAGACGAAAAAGTTTTTAATTCAAATAACAATTCTTCAAATTTTACAACAATTCAAGATCAAGTCGTCAACGTAAGTGTGTCTGGTCAAAGCGAGCCTACTTTAAACACGCAAACACAAGTCGATAAAAGCAGTGTTACATTCGGTAGTAATCTTGGCTACACACTTTATAATTATCCTAACAATTACACAATTTTTCATACTAATGCGAATGGATTAAACCTACGAATTTTGTTTTACAATTACTCATCTAATCAAACAGGGTTTGATATTTGGAATGCAGACACAGGCACATTTTTAGGTGGTTATTACGACCTCTATCAAAGGGGTCATTTTGATGGCAGTAGATATATCTTTTTTATGTATCAAGGAGGCCCAAGTGATACGCGAATAAGATGGATTGACCTTGATGAAACTGAAACAAACTTGACTGCCGCAAACACAACAGGCGGTGGCAATTCTGGTTCATACTGGCATGGACAGACAGCTATCGCGGCTGACAGTCCATCGCATCAATCACCGACAAGTTATGACAATCATTTACAAGGTTTTTACCATAACCGTCATACAAATGGAAAAAAATATCTTTTTGGCTATTCTATGAATAATTCAAGAGCATGGTTGTATGAAGTGCCTGAAACTCTAGTCAACGACAATTCAACGACCGTAGCCCCAAGGTGGCAATATCTCAGCTCGACCAGTTCGCATCAAAACGGAACTGACCCGTTTGGCAACAATTCTGGCTCTGCAGTAAATATGGTCAATGCTTTTGTAAATTACTACTCCAATCAACAATATCAAGACTTGCGTTTAACCTTCGACACAGGGCTTGCGAGATATTTAATTTATTATAATCGCGGGAATAGGAAGCGAATGGTTTTTACATTCACGCAAGCTGAAATGGAGGAAGGTTTTGCTACTCATGGCCCCATAATTGGAACACATGGCTTACACGCAGTCGCAGTAGCGAGTGCGTCACTGATAAATGTTGCCTCAAGTGTTTTTAATAACGTTGGCAGTAATAACGGTGAAATTGATTGGGGCGATATACTAGCAAATAGTGCATTCGCTTCGTATAACGCACATAGTTATAATACTTTTTTTGTTGACGGCAGTGAGAACCATTATTTCAAAAACAGTGGGACCCCCGACTACTACCAAGTTCATCGTTTCAACCCAAATGATCTTAATGCAGGTCCGACCAAGTTAACGACAGAAACTGCAGCCGGTGGTTTTGATTCCGATTTTGCAGTTTTTAACGTAGCCCCCACAAACGCTCAACGGTCTGCTCGTACCTATACGAAAGCACCAAGTTTACGATGTAGGGTCACCGCAATATTAAGTGATCAATAAGGAAAGGAAATGTAATGTTAACTCCAATTGATGTCCCCGCCTCTGCGGCCGTTGGTTCAAACCCAACACCGGACAAGCAAATAGCGTTAGCCGGAAGCACAAACAACGCTGTGATTTATACTGTGCCAGACTCTAGGGTGTTTCGTGGCTGGGTGAGTAATGCTGGAAGCCAACAAGGCGATTACTATAGATCTTACTTAACCGCAAACGGTGTAGATGTAGAACACTATAGCGGTTTCTCCTCAGGGCCACAGCAATACAAAACTGGAACAGACAGCCCACAGATCACGTTATTAGCTGGAACATCCGTTAAGAATGTTGGGGGTAGTTATAATACATATGTATTCGGAGTTGAAAGCGATGTCTAACCAGCGCAAAATAAACGGAAAAACTTACGAAATTGTTAGTGAATTTTACGACAACGGTGACAGTTCAAGTATCGCAAAAACTATTATTGAAGAGGGGGAAGAGGGCGAAGGTGTAAATACTTATCGGATAATTATTGCCTCACGAAACCCTCTGACTTCAGAACCGTTTGATAAAGATGCTGACAAACTTTGGTCTTATTTGCAACGCAACCAAGACTCTTTATGGTCACCTTACTGGGAAGACCCAGAGCCAGAGGAATAAGGCATGATTACTTTTGAACAAGCATTGGCGCAAATAGACCCGAATACGGGGTTCCCTGATGTTCGTCCTGGAAGTCTCTTCGACCAGTACAGCAAACAACAAGAAGCCTCGCTTGCCAACATGCGGGCAACAACGGTACTTACGCCAGAGCAACAATATATGCAAGCTAATCCTGATGTTCTTCAGTTTGCCGCCGATACTGCGAGATCAGAAGGCATAGCACCAGGCGCAGATTTTGGCGCAAGAACAAGCCAGATAGCGCAGCAACATTACTTAGACAGAGGACAAACAGAAGGGCGGGCAAGTTTTGATATGGCGGATGAGTTAGGCCGCCCGCTCTCAAGTTTTGTTAACGGTGTGTTTCCTGGGGCAGACGCTATAAACACTCAGCCATTTCCCGTTTCAACCGTTACTGCGCCAATGGCTACATTCGACCAAACGACAGGCCAAGATGTGCAAACAAACATGACAGGCCCAACAAATTTTGGCCCCGCACCTTTGCCTGGTCAGCTTCCAGGCTATAGCTTTACAGGCAATCCAGATTTTTATGCAAATGCGCTTGGCACGATGGGCGGGCTGCTCGATGACACTTCGGCTTTCTATGCAGGGCAAGTTCCTGCCGCTCCGACAACGGCGGTGCAAACAGGCGGTTACAACTTTCCAGAATTAGCAATGTACCCAAACGCTAATTATGCGGCGGGCATATCCCCCTTTATTTTTACAGGATAAAAATGGTAACAACTGAAATTAAAATTGCTCCTGGTATCATAAAGGACAATACCCCGACGCTTGCGGAAAATCGGTGGGTAGACAGCGACAAAATTCGGTTCCGTCGCGTCGGAGAAAGGTCTATGCCCGAAGTGATTGGCGGCTTTGAGGATTTGACCGAAGACACGTTTGAGGGCAAAGCCCGCAAGATGCACGTTTACGAAACCCTTGACGGGCGTAAAGTAATCGGTGTCGGAACGCACACCCGATTGTACGCTTACGTTAACTCTGCGCTACACGACATTACGCCAATTCGTTTAAACGGTGCGTTGAGTAACGCGCTTGCCACCACATCAGGCAGTCCGGTTGTAACTATCACTCATGCCACACACGGATTGTTTACTGGCAACCGTGTCTACCTACGCAATGCGTCAGCCGTGGGTGGTATTAGCCTTGGGTTGTCAGGCACGATAACAGACATCACGGTATCGACAAACTCTACATCATTAATCGTTACGCTTACAGCGCACGGTATGAATACCGGAGATCTTATGACGCTATCGGGTGCGGTTGGTTTTGGCGGCATCCCAGCAAGCGAGTTAAATAAAACGCACACGATTTACAAAGTTAACGATGATCAACTTTTAATCAGTTCGGAAACCAGATCAACTTCTGATGCAGCGTACAGTGGCACAACCAACTTTGTCACTGAAGTCGGCTATCAGATTACCGTCACCGATGCAAACACATATAGCGTGATATTCGGCAGTAACGCTAACGCCACAGTATCGGGTGCGGGTGGTTCGACAGATTTTCATTATCCTTATAGTTCTGGAAACGAGACAAGCACGGCGGGACAAGGTTATGGTTCGGGTGCGTATTCAGAGGGCTACTATTCAACACCGTCGAGTGAAAGCGAATTTGGAGCCCGCGTGTGGTCGATAAGTCATTTTCAAGGTCAGATGGTTGCCAACTTTTTAGACAGCCCAATTTTTACCTGGCCTAACATACCAAGTCAAAGGGCAACGCGGATAAGCGACAGCGCAACGGATTGCCCTAGTCCAATCACGTTTTTTACTACACCGGAAAACTTTATCGTCGCTCTTGGCGGGGCAAACAATATTTACGATCCTACGACAAACACAAGTTCGCCTGGAACAAAAAACCCGTTACGGGTTGGCTGGGCAGCAATCGATAGCGGGCTCACTGATGTAACTGGCGCAAACGTGCAGTTCTTTTGGACACCGAAGAAAACAAACAGCGCGGGTGACTTCCTCTTGTCAGAGGGCAACCACATCGTCGGTGCAGCACCTATGTCGTTTGTGTCGCTGATCTGGACTGACACGGCTTGTTACCAGATACAATATGTACCGGAAGTCGAAACGGTCTACCGCCCTACATTGTTGGCGGTAGGAGCAGGGCTCTTGTCGAAGAACGCATGGGCGAGAGCAGGTAACTCTACAATTTACTGGTTGTCATCATCGCGTGAATTCATGCTCTACAATGGCGGTACGCCAACAACGATATCCTGCCCGATGCGTGATTTCTTTTTTGACGGGTTAGCGGAAGGGCAAGAGGCGCTCATACACGCAGGAACTAACGACACGTTCAATGAGGTGACTTGGTGGTATCCCGATGAGACAAACGAATGTGCGCGGTATCTCACGTTAAACTTTGCGGAACTGGTTTGGTACTTGGGTACAAATGAAATCACGGCATGGGCGGAAAGGGGTGTGGAAAGCAACCCGATATCAGCGCATGCAGATGGCACGTTAAAAATCCAAGAACGCGGTAACACGGCTAACGGAGAGGCATTTACAGCGTTTTTGGAAAGTGGTTGGTTAGATATTGAGGACGGGCATACCCACACCTTCATCAAGCGTTTTACGCCTGATTTTCACGGTTTGTCAGGCGGTGTAAATGTCAGTGTGAAGTCAAAACAATTTCCGCAGGATACCTATATTGAAACCACTAACCTTGGCGCAATTAACAGTCAAACGTTGAAAGTAGATACACGTATAAGTGCCAGGCAAATTGCACTTCGTTACGATTGGAATTCCAGCCCTACAGACGGGCGTTTGGGGAAAATCCTTTTTGACGTTGTGCCAACGCAACGCACTCGGTAACAAGATGATCAGCGAAAAGACCTGGGAAAAGGCCGCGCCCTTGATTGAGCGGGCTCTAAAGTATCAAGACACACATGATTTGGAAGATGTGCAACGCGAACTTTGGCGGCAAAAAGCGCAACTTTGGTGCGGCGAGAAATCAGCGATAGTCACAGAGTTGCATCAGTTCCCGCAAGATAGAAAGAAAGCCCGCATATGGTTAGCGGCGGGTGACATGGATGAACTCGTAAACAAGATGTTGCCAGATGTAGAAGAGTGGGCGCGGAAAGAGGGTTGCATGGCTGTAACCATTGTCGGGCGCAAAGGCTGGCTCAGAAAATTACAGAAACACTACAAACAAGATTACGTTACACTTGAGAGGAAATTTTAATGGGAAAAAATCAAGGCGCGTCGATGGTATCTTCGTCCGATATTCCGCAAAGATATCGGGATTTTGTAGATCAAAACTTGGCGATAGCGGGAACGCTGGCGAACGCTCCGCGCACTCCTTACGTCAACCCGGACGGAACCCCCGCCGAAAGAATTGCGCCTTTTTCTCCTGATCAAAACGCGGCTTTTGGTGTGGTAAGAGGGCTCGGCGGGCAGTTTCAGCCAACAGCAAGAGCAGGAACGGCTGCAACCACGGCTGCAATAAACTCGATCAACGACCCATCAACGATGATGGCGAATTACACTAATCCGTATACCACCGATGTTATTGATGACATGGTTGACGATGTGCGGGATGAGCGCGATTTAATCAACGAACAAGCACGGCTTCGCAATCCGTTTGGTGGATCAAGAGCAGCTTTGATAGAAGCGCAGAACAACGCTAACTATCTCGACACGGTTGGCAGGATCAGCAATCAGATGCGCTCCCAGAACTTTGCGGACGCGGCACGGTTAGGCCAATCTGCAACGGGTCAGCTTCTTGGCGCTGGTCAACAATTAACCGGACAAGCTGGCGCAGACTTGACGATGGGGCGGCAGTTTGCTGGGGCGTTATCTGGTATAGGTCAACAAACACAAGGGTTGCGCCAATCCTTAAATGACATGCGATACGCTGACTTTCTTGATCAGCAAAACTTTCCGCTCCGCAACTTGAGCATCAGACAAAGCGCCATTGGCATGACACCGATGGGCAGTGTTTCTAGGCAACCCGTAAGAGGCGGGTCGTCGCTAGGTGGCATCCTTGGCGGGCTTGGCGGCTTGTTGTCAGGCGGAGCGCGGATTGCGCCTTTCCTGGGCCTTTGTTGGGTAGCCCGTGAAGTATATGGTCAAGACAATATTAAGTGGGTTGTCTTCCGCGAATGGTTGACCAAAGACGCACCGAAGTGGCTGTTTAAACTGTACGTCAAGTTCGGTGAGCGGTTCGCAGAGTACATCGCTGACAAACCGCGCATTAAGAAAATCATTAGGCACTTTATGGACAAGGCAATCAGCTAATGGCGATAAGAGATGGATTAATCGGCAATCCGGTTTTAACTGGTTTGCTAGGAGGGCGTGGCCCCGTTGGTATTCAGCAAGCGGCTAATCAGCAAATCGCACGGATGCAGCAAAGACCGCAAGCTGCGCGATTACGCGCTCCTGGTGCAATCAACTTACCGCCTGATAATTCTGTAGGGCAAGGGTTGTCCGCGTTAGGCAAGGCACTTGGCGATATTGCGAACATGAAGGAACAGGGTGCTGCCAAGAAGGACTTGGCGGATTTGTACGGACAAACGACAACTGTGCAGGAGCCAGCAACGGGGCAAGTGGCAAACATTCCGCGCCAGGTGACAAGCGGTGATATATACAAGTTGATGGGTAAGTACATCAACAACCCGTCTATCCAGAAATCCTTGGGGCTGCAAGCGCAACGATTAGCGGCGCAAGAACGTGAAAAAAGGGAAGAAAATCTGCGGAGAGACTTACAGCGCGAACAAATTCAGTCCAGAGAAAAAATATCTGGTGATCAAATTGAGTCCAGAGAAGGCATAGCGACGGGGCAAAATGTATCTAGGGAAAACATAGCGGGAATGAAGGCCGAAGGAACAAAAGGAACGCTAAATCGAATTCGCTTTCCCGATGGCACATTTAAAGCAATTTTACGACAAAATAATCAAGACTATATTATCAATGATAAAGGTGAACGGGTAGCAGTACAGACAGTGTTGGCAAACAACAAAGGTGCATACATAGCAAAACCCGAAGATTATGAGCCATCAAGTGCAGAGAAAAAATCGCAAGGTAACGTTACTGCCGAAGTAGAGCGAAGCCGCAATGAGTTTGCTGATATAGAAACAATACTAACCAAAATAGAGAAAAACCCTGAACTAGTAGGTTTTAGGGGTGATGTAGTGGCATCTGCGGTCACGATGTCGCAAATTTTAGGTAACGTCTTTGGCGATAACGGCATCACAAGGATGGGTAAGATGTTGGCTGGTGATAAAAAATCACAAGCCTTCATTGATAATATTGGTAATATGTCTGAAAAATTGTTTGAGTCTTACATACAATTAAGGACTAAGGCTAAAGGCTCTAGGCCAATAGCAGAAGAATTGAAAGAATTGAAAAAGTTAACCAACTTGCGCGAATGGACTTCCTCAGAAAAAATCTTAGCAAATGTGGCAAACTTGCGTAGACGATTAAAAGAAGATTTGGAAGTTATCGAACAGAAGAAAAATATTATAACAGGCGAGGGAGCCAGCACTAAATCAAGGTCAGGAACAACCCGAAGCGGTATCAAATGGACGGTTAAGTGACATGGCAGAGGAAACAAAAACAATTTCAGTACCCATAGGCGATAAAACTTACGAAGCACAAGTTCCTAAAGATTTTACTGACGCACAAATAAGCGAACTTGTAGAGCAAAAGTTTGGCTCAATGCCCGTTGAGGACGTTGTGCCGCCAAGTAAGCAAGACCCAATCCCTAGCGGCAGAGAAATGATGGACATGGTAGCTAACATGAACCCTGTTCCGCAACGTGAACCGGACAGGCTATCAGGCTCACGCATGGGTGCAATCGCAACGGGCGGCATGGCTGGCGCAATTAAAGGCGGGGCAATAGCTGGGCCACCAGGAGCGGTGCTCGGCGGTGGTTTAGGGGCGTTGACTGGTTCACTTGCGTTTGATGCTGCGACGGATGCACAAAAAAACATACCTTTTAGTGATGTTGTGCAAAGCGCATTAGATAAATCGCAGTATAAAGATCCGACTAGAGCATTGCAAAATTACCAAATACCAGACCGCTATCAGCGCATGCGTAACGCTGCTAGGGAAGGACTTTTTGATATAGGGTTCGGCGTTACAGGGCAAGCACTTCGCCCCCTCGGTGGTCTGCTTGGCGATGCGTTTATGAATTACGGTTTAGGCGTAGGACGGGCAGAAAAAGATTTAGCCCGTGCAGCAAGGCTAGAGTCCGGTGTAAAACTTGGTATACCGGAAATATCTCGTTATGACTTTGTTCGCGGTGCGCCAAATATTTTAGGACGATTTCCGATTATTAGTGAGTCGTTTAAAGCTGCTCAAGCTGAACGGTTTAATTCAGTAAGCAAGCTACAGCAAGGATTGTTTTCACGGATCGGCCCGATTGTAGACGTAGGTAGGCAAGGCATAAATATGAGCAAACTGGCTCAGAGAAACTTTAAACAATTCCGCGACAGAGCAAATTTGTTTTATGGAATTGTTAAAGAAACAGCGAGAAAAAATAACTCTAAGTTCGATGTAACGGATTTACGTTCGCTTGCGCGGCAAACCCTCGCTACCGCAAATGAAAAGTTGCCTGTTAAGTATGGGTTTAAAGAAGTTACGGAGCCAGCAAGTCCGATAGCAGGATTGTCGAGTGTAAAAAGCCCTGCTTTTGGGCCTACAGTAAAACGCGAAAGGGTATTGACAAAATCACGGTCAGGGCAACAAGACCCTGCGCGAGACTTTAACGCGCTAGTAAAAGACATGGCAAAGCTAAACTCTTCGCAGAGTTTAGATGCGCTCGATGGGTTAGCTGGTAGGCTGGACAGCATCATAGAGGCTGGGAAAAAAGCAAGTAACAATGAATTTTTAACTCCTGCTTTGGCGTTGAAAGAGGGCATAGAAAATGCGTTGCGTACAGGCGGTGATGCAGAAGTCGGAAAAGCCTTTAAAGCGGCTGATCAATTTTTTACAAACGGTATGAAACGATTTGAAACAGCAACGGCGAAAAAATTTGGTCGCGTTGACAAGAAGATGTTTAGCGTTGGATATGAACAACCTGGAAGCCTTGAGGCTGATCAAATATATAACGCGGTAATAGACAGTAAATCAGTGCTTGCAGTTAAAAACTTACGCAAAGTGTTCGGTGAAGAGGCACAACCGATTTTTGAAGCCGTACAACGAACAAAAATAAATGACGCGCTACAAGCTGGAATGAGCAACATTGAGAAAACCGGATTTAACAAAAAAGCGTTTCTCGATAACTTAGGAATTACAAATCCAAACAGCGAAACCGCCAAAACCACAAGAGAAATTTTCCGTGGGGGCGGGGCGAAAAAAGATATACGGTCAGGGCGGACAAATTTGCAAGACATTAGAAAGTTTGCTGACTTGGCTGAAATTGCCTTGCAACAAGGCGTACCGGATGTATCAACATTCGTTGCCAGACGCGCCATGCTTGGCGGTTTTAAATCCGTACTCCGTGCTTTTGTGCCTATAGCGGGTGCAACGGCTGTTAGCGGGATCGGCCCTGGTTTGGCGTTTACCGCTTACTACTTGTCGCGTAAAGGTGCAGATGCTTTAGCGTCACCGAAACTCTTTCGGTCACTGCAACAAGTCATTAAATACCAGAATCAACCTCAACTTATGCGAGGCGCAATGTTGCGGGTGATCTCGCAAACGCCTGATGCAGTTTTTCCCGAAGAAAGACCAAGTGATGCACCACCACCAGATCGTGGGGTTGCTCCCCCGATAGCGCAATGACGTTTAAACACCTTATCCCTTGTGCCGCTCTTGTAGCGGCTTTTTTTTGGACTCCCGTTGCTGCGACGGAACAAGTTAGCTGTCCGCCAAGGGGGATGCTGGTGCAGTCGTTAAAGGATACTGGCATGCTCCCTGCCTGGCGGGGGTGGTCGGATCGCGGTCATATCACAGAAATATGGATGAGCACGGATGAGGAAACGAAATGGATTGCAGTCGTTCATCTTGTAAGCGGCTATTCGTGCGTAATGGACGAGGGAATCAAACCTAAACTCATGGGTCAATCGAAAGTTGGGGTATGAGCGAAGTAGAGCGATTGGCGCGATTAGAGGCGCGAACAGAAGAACAAGAGCGGCGTTTGCACAATATTGAACACAAACTAGACCGCTTGCTAGAGATGGCATCTATGGGGAAGGGATCACTGTGGATGATGCTCAAAGTCGCGGCATTTTTAGCCGCGATTTGTGCAGCCTTCGCATGGACTTGGGAGCGGATACATTCGTGACAATCATTTACAAACGGCAGCTTGGGCAGAAAGTTGTGCGGTCAAGTATTTTTTGGGACGCGGGTTTACCGTTTGTCAGAATGTGAGCGGACACGGCCCAGTCGATCTTATCTGCGTGAAAACGCAGGGTAAAGCGCCGCCGATTGTTTTGCTTATAGACGTAAAGACATCATACGACCGGAGTTATGGCGGGCTTAGTCTAGAACAAAAATGGGCAAAGGTCCGCGTATTAAAAGTCGATGCGGATGGAAATTGCACACTCATTCCGCAAGGGGAAGAACGAATTAAACTGTCAAGAAAAGAGAAAAAAGATGAAATGGATAAACAAAGTTGAAGTTTGGTTTTCCGGTTTGGCCTTTAAATGGCAAATCGCAATAGCAATGGCGGTGATGTTTTTGGTCATGGTCGGCATTATAGCGGTGGCTCAATGACATGAATCCAACAGATTACGACGGCGATGGTATAATTTCCATCGAGGAAGAGCAAGCCAGTGACGCGCA